TTTGTCGTGCTGGGTCAGTCAACCAGAAAGATGACCAAGGCCGAAATGTGCGATTTGCAAACTTTGATGGAAGCATTCGGGGCAGAAAAAGGCGTGAGATTTTCGGCATGATGTACCCAAAGACCAAGTACTTGCGGGATAAAAAGCGTCTAGAAGCCTGCCGAGCATTACCCTGCCAGCATTGCGGCGCAGAGGATGGCACAGTGGTAGCAGCACATTCTAACGAAAGCGCTCACGGCAAGGGACGGGGAATAAAGGCCAGCGATGAGTTCGTGGCGGCGCTTTGTTTCAATTGCCATGCAAACTTAGATCAGGGCAAAATGAGTAAGCACGAAAAATCACAAATGTGGCACAATGCCCATGTGAAGACTATAGGAATGTTGGACAAATGACCAATCCCGCGGACAAAGTAGAACGATGGGCCATTGACCGATTGGTGCCTTACGCCCGAAATGCAAGGACGCACTCGGACGAGCAGATAAGCCAGATTGCAGCAAGCATAAAAGAATGGGGCTGGACTACACCAGTGCTGGTAGACGAGCAAGGCGGCATCATTGCAGGGCATGGGCGCACTTTGGCAGCGCAGCGATTAAAGATTGCAGAAGTGCCAGTGATGGTGGCAAAAGGCTGGAGTGATGCTAAGAAACGGGCTTACGTGCTGGCAGACAACAAGCTGGCCTTAAACGCTGGTTGGGACAATGAGATGTTACGGCTAGAGCTTGGCGAGATTGGCGACTTAGGCTTTGACCTTGACCTGACTGGATTTAATGCGGGTGAGATTGCGGCGCTTCAATTTGACGATGACGCAGTAGCCGAAATGCCTGATTTAAAGGATGGCGATAAAGAGCCATTCCAGCAAAAAACATTTACCCTGCACGATGAGCAAGCTGAAGAAGTGGATAACGCCATAACCCTAGCCCGTACAAATCCGCTTGCCGATACAGGATTAAACGAAAATACGAACGGAAATGCCTTGGCGCTTATTTGCCGTGAATGGCTTGTAGGGAAAAATGGCAAGCGCTAAAGATATTATTGTGAAGCCAATTACGGCACAGGCAGCAAATGCCGTGGTGAAGCGCATTCATTACAGTGGTAAGGTAGTAAACAATAGCCAACTGCATTTTGGTGTTTATATTGGTGAAAAATTAGAAGGCGCTATGTCTTTTGGCCCTAGTATGGATAAAAGGAAAACGCTTGGCCTTGTCAAAAATACGGGGTGGAATGATTTTTTAGAGCTGAATCGCATGGCATTTAGCGAAGCATTGCCACGCAACAGCGAGAGCCGTGCGATGGCGGTGGCCTTCCGATTGATTAAAAAGCATTACCCTCACATTGAATGGATTGTTTCATATAGCGATGGCACACAATGCGGCGATGGCGCTATTTATAGAGCGGCTGGCTTTAATCTGTGCGGCATTAAAGAAAACAAAACTATTTTGCTCATGCCAAGCGGCGAAGTAATTGCAGACAAAACGCTCAATAATTCTAACTATATTAAAAAGGGTGAAAGCGCAGGATATTGGAAAAGAAACGGGGCAAAGCCTTTAATTGGCTTTCAATTACGGTACATCTATTTTTTGAATCCAGCAGCCCGAGAACGCTTGACTGTGCCCGTGCTACCATTCTCAAAAATTAGCGACATGGGCGCATCTATGTACAAAGGCGAAAAGATAATGCGTGTCAAAAAGCAGGATTCTGAGCACCCCTCAGAACTGGGCGGGGCAGTACCGACCTACACGCTCCATTCTTTGCAGCAAGGGGGAAGCAATGTCTAAACTTGAAAAACCCATTCTTAAAAACAAGAATACAAAAATCGTGCCAACTAAAGAGCACGACCCGAACTATGGCGGCGCACGGGAAGGCGCAGGTAGACCAGCATTTGAACCAACAGCATCCGAGCGTAAACAGGTTGAAGCACTCAGCGGCTACGGCTTACCCATTGACCAGATAGGCGCATTGATACGGGACGGGATAAGCGTTGACACCTTACGGGCGCACTTTGCAAACGAAATGCAATCAGGCAAAGCCAAAGCAAATGCACAGGTAGGGAAAACCCTATTCCAAAAGGTAATGGCAGGCGACACGACTGCGGCTATCTGGTGGAGCAAGACGCAGATGCGCTGGGCAGAAACCCAGAAACATGAGCTAACTGGAGCAGATGGTGCGCCGCTAGAGTTTGCCAAGATTGAGCGCGTCATCGTCAAACATGGGTAAAACCCTTCAACTGCAAACCCCTGAATGGGCGCTGCCCCTGCTGGAAGGCAGCCGCTACAAAGGCGCATGGGGTGGCCGAGGCTCTGGCAAGTCGCATATGTTTGCCGAGCTAATGATTGAAGCGCACATCATTGACCAAAAGCGGCGCAGCGTTTGCGTTCGTGAGATTCAGAAATCCCTTAATCAATCCGTCAAGCGGTTACTGGAGACAAAGATTCAGGACATGAACGCTGGCGCTTACTTTGAGATTCAGGATGCCGTTATTAAGTCCAGGAAGGGCGATGGTGCGATTATTTTCCAAGGTATGCAGAATCACACAGCCGACTCGATTAAATCGCTGGAAGGCTACGACTGCGCCTGGGTGGAGGAAGCGCAAAGCCTGAGCCAGACCAGCCTAGACCTGTTGCGCCCAACAATCCGCAAACCTAACAGCGAACTCTGGTTCACCTGGAACCCGAGACAGAACAGCGACCCCGTGGATTTCCTATTGCGTGGGCCGGAGCCGCCAACCGATGCAACAGTAATTAAGGTGAACTTTGGGGAAAACCCGTGGTTTCCTGACGTACTCAAAGAAGAAATGGAGTACGACAAGCGGCGCGACCCCGACAAATACCAGCACGTTTGGATGGGTCAATACCTTAGAAACAGCAGCAGCAGGGTATTTCGTAACTGGAAAATTGACGAGTTTGAAGCCCCAACAGAGGCTATCCACCGACTCGGAGCCGATTGGGGATTCGCAGTTGACCCGACAGTATTGGTGCGCTGCCACATAATTGGGCGCACGCTTTACATTGACTACGAAGCGTATATGGTGGGCTGCGAGATTGTGAACACGCCCGAGTTGTTTATGCAAGTGCCGGAGGCCGAGAAATGGCCCATCGTGGCCGATTCAGCTAGGCCGGAGACCATCAGCCACATGAAGCGCAACGGTTTCCCCAAGATAATGACAGCCGTTAAAGGGCCAAAGTCGGTAGAGGAAGGCATCGAGTTTCTAAAGAATTACGACATCGTGGTTCATCCTCGGTGTACACACACTATTGACGAACTGAGCCTTTACAGTTATAAATCAGACCCATTAACAGGGCGAATCCTGCCGCATCTTGAGGACAAAAAGAATCATGTGATTGATGCCTTGAGATATGCCTGCGAGGGTATCCGGCGGGCAGTAGTCACAAAAGCGGCTACATTTACGCCATTGCCTAACGTCAAACGGTGGTAATCAAAGGACAAACATGGCACGAGAAACCAACGACCAACGCCTATCTAATCTGCACGCTGATGCGCTGCGGCAGTTTAACGACATCCAAACGGCGCTGCGCGATGAGCGCCTACAGTGCCTGCAGGATAGGCGTTTTTACTCTTTATGCGGTGCGCAGTGGGAAGGCCCACTCTATGACCAGTACGAAAACAAGCCCAAGTTTGAGGTCAACAAGATCATGTTGGCGGTCATTCGTATCGTCAACGAGTACCGTAACAACCGCATTACAGTCGATTATGTAAGCAAGGACGGTTCAGAGAATGACAAGCTGGCCGAAGTCTGCGATGGGCTTTATCGTGCTGACGAACAAGCCTCAGTCGCTGACGAAGCCTACGACAATGCTTTTGAGGAAGCGGTAGGCGGCGGCATTGGAGCCTGGAGACTGCGGACGGTCTATGAGGACGAAGAGGACGACGAGAACGACAGGCAGCGGATTCGATTCGAGCCAATCTACGATGCCGACAGTTCGGTATTCTTTGACCTAAACGCCAAGCGCCAGGACAAGTCAGACGCTAAATTCTGTTTTGTGGTCACAAGTATGACCCGCGACAGTTACATGGAAATCTATAACGATGATCCGACAGACTGGCCCAAGATCATCCACCAATACGAGTTTGATTGGGCAACCCCCGATATTGTCTTTGTTGCTGAATATTACAAAATAGAGGAAAAGTCCGAAACCATCCGCATATTCCAGGCCATTGACGGAACCGAGGAACGCTACACCCAGACCGACTTTGCAGACGACGAGACCCTAGAGGAAACCCTTTTAGCTATCGGCACAAGGGAGGTCAGGCAGAAACGGGTCAAGCGCATGAAGGTTCGCAAGTACATCATGAGTGGCGGCAAGGTGCTGGAAGACGCAGGCTATATCGCTGGCAAGTGCATCCCCATCGTCGTTGTCTACGGCAAACGGTGGTTTGTGGACAACATCGAGCGATGCATGGGTGCGGTCAGGCTTGCCAAGGATGCGCAGCGCCTAAAGAATATGCAACTGAGCAAGTTGGGCGAGATAAGCGCACTGTCCAGCATTGAAAAGCCCATCATGACCCCCGAGCAAGTCGCAGGGCATCAAGTGATGTGGGCAGAGGACAATCTACGGGATTACCCTTATCTGCTGATTAATCCTGTAACTGGGCCGGACGGTAACACTCAAATCTCTGGGCCTGTCGCCTATACCCGCAGCGCAGCAATCCCTCCGGCAATGGCTGCACTGTTGCAGATTACCGAGCAGGATATGCAGGACATTCTGGGCAACCCGCAAGGCGCTGACAAGATGGTTTCTGGCGTATCCGGAAAAGCGGTAGAGATGATTCAAACCCGTGTGGATATGCAGACGTTCATTTACATGAGCAACTTTGCCAAGGGCATGAAACGCTGCGGGGAAATCTGGCTGTCAATGGCAAAAGACATTTACACCGAGGACAAGCGCCGAATGAAAACCATTGCGCCTACTGGTGAGGCTGGCATGGTCGAGTTAATGCAGCCAATGATTGACCAGGACACGGGCGAGATAAAGATGACAAACGACTTGAGCGATGCCACTTTTGACGTTGTAGCAGAAGTCGGCCCATCGTCCAGCAGCAAACGCGCAGCAACGGTCAGGGCTTTGACCGGAATGCTTCAGATTACCCAAGACCCTGAAACCCAGCAGGTTCTAACCGCAATGGCAATGATGAACATGGAAGGCGAGGGCGTTGGCGATGCCAATGCTTATTTCCGCAAGAAGCTACTGCGGATGGGCGTGGTCAAGCCTACCGATGACGAGGCCAAAACACTCATGGAAGAGATGCAAGGCCAGCCGCAAGACCCGAATGCTTTGTATCTGCAAGCCGCAGCCGAGGAAGCAACTGCAAAAGCAGCCCAGGCTCGTGCAAGCACCGTCAAGACCGTAGCAGATGCAGAACTAAGCAGAGCCAAAACGGTGGAGACTTTGAGCAACGTGGACATGGATTCGCAAGATCATGCGCTGAAACTTGCCGAACAAATCGGCGGGGTTGTTCAGCAACAGGCAACCACCCAGCCTGTTTAATGGGTGAGATGGGGTTAAAGATGAATGATGAAATCGAGTTAGAGGAAAACGTAGAAATCAACGAAATCGTTGACGAAGAAGAGATTGAAGAGGAAGAGGTAGTTGTCAGCATTGGCGAGGAAGCGCCACCGCCTGAAGAGCATACCCAAGCGCCTGAATGGGTGCGCGAGTTGCGTAAGACGAACCGAGAACTGCAACGCCAAAACCGTGAACTGCAAGGAAAGCTGCAAGCCGCACCACCTGAGACCAAGCCAGTGGTGATTGGAAATAAGCCCAAACTGGAAGATCACGACTATGACGCTGATAAGTACGAAGAGGCGCTGACAAGCTGGTTTGACCGTAAACGGCAGGCCGATGAGTCAAACGCTAGGCAAGAAGCCGAAGTTGTAAACCAGCAGAAAGCATGGCAGTCCAGGCTGGACGGATACGGCAAGGCAAAAGCCGAGTTAAGGGTAAAAGACTTTGAGGATGCTGAAGAGGCATTCCAGCAAGTTTCCTCAATTACCCAACAAGGCGTAGTCCTTCAGGGTGCGGATAATCCTGCGCTGGTTATATATGCCCTTGGCAAAAACCCGAAAAAGGCCAAGGAATTGTGCGATATTAAAGACCCCGTGAAGTTTGCCTTTGCGGTTGCCAAACTGGAGAAAGAATTGAAAGTCACTAACCGCAAGCAAGCGCCAGCCCCCGAACGTGTCGTTACCGGCACTGGCCGATCATCCGGCGCGGTGGACTCCACACTCGAACGGTTGCGGGAGGAAGCAGCCCGAACCGGCAATATGACTAAAGTTATTGCATACAAGCGCCAAAAAAAGGCATAATGCGCAAAACGGGTATCGCTAGCCCTAAATAGCAGTTGAATAGCCCCCGCCAGCTTCATTGGTGAGTAGAGAAACCTGGCAGCAATGCCGAAATTTTTTATTCAACCAATGGAGTTTTTATGAGCAATTCATTCAGTAAGGAAGAGCGCGTAGCCTTTGAGGACATCCTCGAAGGCTTTAACGATGCTCTAGTTTTGTCCCGCAACGTGTCCATCTACAACACAGATGGCTCGATGATGGAACGCACCAACAACGTTATTTATCGTCCCCAACCGTACATCGCGCAATCGTATGACGGCATGGACCAGACTAATAACTTCACCGCATACACCCAACTTTCAGTCCCTGCGACACTTGGCTTTCAAAAGTCTGTGCCGTTCATTCTGGATGCTTTGGAATTGCGTGATGCTCTGCAAGAAGGTCGCCTGGGCGAAGCTGCAAAGCAGAAACTGGCATCCGACATCAACATCGCCATCATGAACGCCGCCGCAAATCTCGGTTCGCTGGTGGTTACTGTTAGCACTGCTGCCGGTGACTATGACGACATCGCTTTGTGCGACAGCATCATGAACGAGCAGGGCGTACAAGCCTTTGACCGTTATTTAGCACTGTCTAGCCGCGATTACAACGGCATCGCTGGCAATATTGCTGGTGGTGGCGGTGGTGCATCCGTATCGCGTAGTTTCGCTGGTAACAAGTCGAACAATGCGTTTGAGCGTTCTTATGTCGGTATGGTCGCAGGCTTTGAGACATACAAACTAGACTACGCAAATCGTATTGCAGCGGCTACCGGCGCTGACCCAACGATGAGCACTTTGGCGGCGGCAAATAACTACTATGTGCCTGTCGCTACCTCTACTGCGGTAACTGGTGAGACTGCCAACGTGGACAATCGTTTCCAAACGATTACCGTGTCTAGCACCACCGATTTGCCAGCAGGGACTGCTATCGAGATCGAAGGCGTAGAAGCTGTGCATCACATCACTAAACAAGGTACTGGATTCTCCAAGACTTTCCGTGTGGTGAGCGTGACCAATGCAACCACTTGCGTTATCACACCTCCCATTATTTCCGCACAAGGTGGAACTGATGCCGAGTTGCAGTATCAAAACTGTATCGTGACTGCCGCCTCTGGTCGCACTATCAACCGCTTGAATACCGATGCTGCACCTATCAACTGCTTCTGGCAGAAAGATGCGCTGGAGATTCTGCCTGGTCGTTACGCTGTCCCCTCTGATGCTGGTGTCGCAGTGATGCGTGCCTCGACAGATCAGGGCATCGAATTGGTTATGCAAAAGCAATACGATGTGAACACCATGAAAACCAAGTATCGCCTTGATACCTTGTTTGGCGTGGTCA